TAAACTCCTGCTTCATCGTGTAGTAAATGCGAGCCTGAATCGCCGTCATTACTTTGAGAACGCGCTCAAGCACAGCAAGCGTAGTGCCTACTGGAGCCTGTGATGACATGTCACTAATCTTGAGATCAGACACCGCAGCGAATCTGCGGCCCTCCTCGATCACCTTGTCCATAAGTAGAGCAAGGGTTTGGCTTGGCTCTTTGTACGGCAGCGGCAGGATGTTGTCCCGAACCGCGCCAGAGGGTACGTCTACGTCTCGCCACTCGCCGGGAGCGATGGGGGTGTCATCTCCTTTGATACGTAGACCGCGTGATTTGAGACCACCCGGAAGATTGCTAAGAGTTCCTGCGTCGATAAGTTGACGAAGGAGGGAAGTTGCCGCTTTAGAGTGACCGCCGATAAGGTGTATAAGTCCGAAGTAGTAAAATCCAAATCCGGGTATATATCCATAATGAACGAAATGTTGTCGTTTCTGTTTGAGTTTATCGTCTTCACGATAATTTCTCCTAATCGCCAAAACGGTGCTGGTTCCTTTTTCAAGGGTCACTACATACGGTAGAGCAATTCCTGTTTCGTCGTTGTTTTTATCGACATCAGGGTAACCCGGCAAGTCGATGTTCACATGCATCTCAAGCAACTGGAACCTGTCATCCATGGACGCCGAGAAACCTTGATCTTCAGCCTTTTGCTTCTCCACCTCATCCATCGTGCGAACCGGATCACCCAAGTCTACATCACGATAAAACCCCGCGTGTTGTAGTTTAATTAACTCATTTTTCGTCTTACGCATCCGGTGCGTAACACGCTCGGCACCTTCCAAATTGGCTGCGCCGTACGGCACGATAATGTCTTCAGCCGAGATATAGATAGCAGTCTGCCGATCAAGCGAAGGATCAAAGTAAATTTTCTTAAACGCATTACCCGCCAAAGCCATGCTGAGCAACATCCGCTCATGCTCTGGGCGGTACTCTTTCATTACCTCGGTCAACTGATAGTTCATGTCATCCGCGACACGAACAGCGGAATCTTTCTTCTCGTTAGTCTCCTTGCCGATGATCTTGGTTTTGACCGGCCCCATGGCAGGAAAGGTCTCCATAATGGTCTCGGACTGAAACTTGACCGCCGACTCCATCAGAAGTGGGTGAAACACACCACACGCACCGGGCCACGGCTCAGTACGTTCTTCGTATCGAATACCCAAAATTTTCAAACCTTTGACGTAGGTATCTAGCCAGTCCTTGCGACTTGAAAGGTCTTGTTCGTACTGCCCCAAAAGTTCAGAGGCTAGGCTCTGCAACTCGTTCTCACCCATGAAATCAGCAAGGTTGGCGTCAAAGTCTTCGGCACGTGGCTCAGACTTCACAAGGTTAATCACAACCCCGTCGATACCAATAGATACGCTTTCAGGGTCTTCAATCTGAATCTCAATCGGCTCGGGGGGAGCAAGTGCTTCAAGACCCTGCGGAGCCTGCATTAAACTTTTATCAACGGCCATTTAGATTCTCCTAGTAATATCCGGCTGCTAGTGACTTACGACTCTTAAACCACTTCTTCGGCTCCGGCTCGTCAGTCGGAAGACGGATAAACCCGCCTTGACGGAACCGCAAAAGCGCCAGCGTGGTTGAGTCCACTAAGTCATCGTTCGCGCCGGATGGGAAGTCGTTACACTCCTCGACGACCTCTCGCGCCCAGCGCCTATCGGGTACCCAGACTATACCCGCAGCAAACAAGTCTGACACAGCATTTACTCTACTGATCTTGTCCTGCCCCTTGGACGGGGTAAACTCGCTAAGCGGCACACCCATGCGGCGCATCTCCTGATAAAGCGCCGCACCGTTGGACTTCTTTTCCACAATAAATGAATCAGGATTCCAGTCTTTGTACTCCTCCAGCACCATCGCCTTCAGTTCAGGGAACTCAAGCCGCTCTTTGATGGCGTTCAGCAAGATTAGGTTATAGTTCTTAGTCTCCTCGTTAAAGAAGACCCCCCATGTAGTCAGGGCGTTAAAGTCAGAGCGGTTAGTCTTTTCTTGAGCGGCGTCGAGGCTCATAATAATGTGTTCGCAAGGGGGCGGATCCTCCTTCTCCCACACCTGCCACCATTCTCGTTTGAGCAAGGCACCTTCTTCTGAGGTCGGCTGCTGCATGTACTGTGCCTGCCAATAGCGCACATCCATACTCGCCTTTTTGGCAAGCAGTTCTTCCAGTGTCCAGAAGTCAGGCCAAAGCGGTTTGTCGTTGAGAACAGCGGGAAACTCGACCAATTCCCATTGATCCGCGTCCTCGTTCTTAGTCATGTGGTCTACGATCTTGCCGGTCAAATCCATCTTTGACCATCGAGTCATTACGACGATAATGGCACCACCCGGCATCAATCTTTGGACTGGGCCTGACTGGAACCACTCCCATGCTGGCTCAAATACGTCGGCTCTGCCTTGCTTCGCTTCCTGCTCAGAATGAGGGTCGTCAATAATGAAAAGATCAGCGCCGCGACCGGCCAAAGCACCGCCAACACCAATAGCAAAATACTCACCATTAAAGTTAGTACCCCAACGAGAAGCACTCTTACTATCAGCTTGAAGCTCAACAGTCGGGAAAATGTCATGATAAAGGTCTGAGCCAACAAGATTACGCACCCTTCTGCCAAAGTTGACCGCCAAATCGGCGGTATGTGAGGCCATGATGACCTTTTTATGCGGGAATTTGCCTAAAAACCATGCCGGAGCGAGGTAACTGATCATTTCCGACTTGCCATGACGAGGCGCGATGTTGACGATGACCCTTTTTCGCGCTCCTGCAGCAATATCTTCAAAAATTCCAGCTAATTTTCTATGGTGCGGCCCTACTTTGTAGCCCGGATACACGTGAGCGATAAAATCTAAGAAAAAATCTTTGCCAACGGCACGGGTACGCTCAGTTTGATACGTCTTTAACAACTCCAACGTGCGCCGTTTCTGCTCATCGGGCATCGTTGGCAACGCCATACGCAGCGCTTTGAGTTTTTCAGGAGTTAGTTGGGGAAGTTTCATCAGGCAGTAAGTAATCTTCGGGGTTTATATTGTTATTACTTTCACCAACTACGCTGTACTCAATACCCTCCAGTACCTGCAGAAGTTCTTTTTCAACTTCCTCGATGGGCTTAATAACGTGCGTGGTCTCAGTTCGACGCTTAAATGCGTCCACGCCGTCAATCTCGCCCAGTTTGGCTACCGCCTGCATCTTTAACTTATTATCTTTAGTATGCTCAATCTCGTATACGAGTTTATTTATGACATAGTTTTTAAGATCGGCTAATTCTTTGACAATAGCACCGTTAGAACGGTAGACCAGACCCGATAAATACGCAGTGAACTCGTCCGAGTGCAGGGCATATTCAGGCCGTGCATCAGGATCTTCCATCATTTTTCTAGCCATTTCCTCGGCAGCGTCCTTCTCTTCGCTAGTCGGGATGATGGGCTGGCCTGTTAGATCAGATACGAGTTTTATAGTACGTACCCGCATGCTTAGTTCTTCAGCCGGAGTTAACTCCGGCAACGCTTCAGCCGCGCTAGCGGGGAGCGGAATGTTGTCTTCGATGTACGGCACAAGTATTTGCATGGGCCTCAACCCAAGTAGTGCGGAATTTATAAAGGAATCTTAAGGTTCCATCAAGGGGGGGTTTTCTATATGAAGGGGGGTGGGGTACGAACATTGGAGAAATGTGGGGGAGATTTGTGTGGAATAGTATGTATAGAGTTTTGTGCGGGACTCCTAAACCTAGCGACATGGGTGGGTACGGGTGGGGTCGTCTAGGTTGAGGACTAGCACTATTGTGTGGGCTTGAGTTCGCGCCATTTTTTGCCTGCCGTCTGGTCTGACACTGTCAGGATCGTAGTGTGGTATAATGGAATTACATCGGACGTGTTGTTCGGTGTCGCGAAACCGGCGCGATTCTTTCCGGTGGAGTTGTCACTACCATGGCACAAGCCAACACGGTCGCGGATACCGTTAAATCCGTACTGGCCCCGTCCATCGCTGACGGGATTTCTGGACTCGGTCGCGAGGTCGGCGGCCATACTCGTGCGGATCGCACGAAGTGGTCAAAGTATCGGGGCGAGTTCGCAAGGCTAACTGCGGATTTCCCGCGCACCGAGTCGGGTGCGTTGGATCGCGAGTCCGAAGCGTGCGAGGAAGCGCGGAACCTGTTCATGGCTGCGGCGATTATGTCGCTGACCGAGGGTTCCGAGTATGACCGTCCGCTGCACAAGTCGGGAGACGATGAGTTCCACGTACCGAGCGTGTTTACAAATGGTAAAAACGAGCGTCCGGCGAACTTCGTGCTCACGGGTCGTAACGCGGTTGCGATGGATCGGGCGAGTCTCGCGAAGTTGCCGAGCATGACCGATAACCCGATGGGGCTGCGTCGGTTCGTAGAGTCTACGCGCAAAACCATAACCAACACGGCGACGAAGGCGTG